TCGAATACCCGGCGCAAGTCAGGGTGGATTCCTTCAAGGGCTTTGAGGCTGCGCTTTGACCACGTTCTCATTTCGGCCCCCCAAAGTTAGCCCATGCCATCAGCGCGGCAATGACGGCCCCGATTGCCACCAGCCAACGGGCGACGTAAAGCACCCCGTCAGCCGTGCGCTTGCCGCTTTCAATCTCGACCGTCACCTCGGCCATGCGCTGCAATAGCGGCTTGTCGCCGTGGCCGATCTGCGGCTCCATCAGCGCCTTGTGCATGTCGTGAACCATGGTGAAGGTCTTGACCCGCATGGTCTCGGCCTCGGCCACAAGGCGCGCGGCGGCGGCAACGTCTTCCTTGATCTTGGCATGGTCGCGCTTCAACTCGGCCACGGCGATCTTGATTTCGCTGATGTGGTCATCTGTCTGCGTCTTGGGCACCATTTAAGAAGGCTCCGTCGTTCGCCCAAAGGCGGTGATGTGGTGGGGTTGGGTCAGGTCAAGGGCGGGTGAAGGTGCGGACTTCGGTGGAGTTGTTCACCCAGGTTGCGGGGCTGGTGAAGGTCCATTCGGAAGTCCATGTCGTGCCGTCTGGCGACGATTCAACTACGCCACCGGTGATGGCTTCATTCGCGCCGAAGCCGTCGCTGCGCACCATGATTGCGACCTCATCCACAACAACGTTGTTCGGGAAGTGATACCTGATCCAAGGCTCTGCCGTCCCCAGCGTCGTGCCTGAAATCCAGAATGTGCCAGAGTTGTTGTCAAAGGCACTGGCTGCGGCAAAGCTGGAAAAGGTGGAAGATGCCAGAATTTGTCCGCCGCTTGCTTGATCGGCTCCGCCTGCTGTTGCCCTGAACTCCACCTCTGACGCAGACCATGGGAACGAAGTCCCGCCCTGCACCGATGTTGCCCGGACGCGCCAAAACGGCTTGCCATTCTCTACGTTGGTGAAGGTCCGGGTATCCACACCCGCCGCCCAATTCGGAATTGCGTAGAAGGACCATGCGGTTGTCCAAGTGGAAAGGTCGGACGAATACTGGACGTTGCAGCTAATGAAGCCTTCCCCCACGCCAAAGCCATCGGGGCGCTTTGACAGGACAATCTCGTTTACTGTCACATCACTGCCGAAGTCGTAGCCGATCCAATGGCTGCCGTAGCCTGTCGAGTTAGACGACACCCAAAAACTGGCGCTGTTGCCGTCGAAAGCGTTATCGTCGATAAACGACCCCGACAATTCGCTGCTTGATATGGCGTTGGTTTCCGACCCGGTGATATCAGACCCGCCCGCCGTCGCGCGCATTTCGATGTTTTCCGCCGATACAGCGATGGGCGTTCCCGCACCTTGGTTTGTCAGCACAAGAATGCGCCAGTATCGGGCGGTAGGGCCGCCACCGCCCGCAGCAAGCTGTCTTGATGCTGCCGTAGACCCCAGAAGCCGCGCCACCAAGGGATACATCAGACCGCCTCCAGGTCGCCGGTCAGATCCCAGCCGTCAGTGCTGATCTTGACCAGCGCGGCGGTTGAGCCGTTCTTGCGAAGCTTCAAGGTCTCAGCCGTGTTGACCGTCACGCCGCCCGATGCAACCAAAGTGATTTGCCCCGCGCCCGCCTGCCGAACTTGGACGATCGTGCCCACCGGGAAAGCCACCGAAGCGTTGGTGGGGACAGTCAAGTTAACTGCAGTGGCGGAGGTCATACGGACGTATTTCCCACTGTCAGACAGCACCAGCGTGTAAGCGCCAGCCTGCGTGTTGATTTCGATTTCAGTAGGCGCGGACCCGCCGCCGCCCGGCAGATCGTCCACGGCAACCCGGCGCGAAACCCACTTGGTGATGGTCACGCTTTCGCCTGCCGCGTCGTCCACGATCACGTTGCCGTCAGCGCCGCCGATGGTCAGCTTGCCAGCGGTAACGTCAGTGACCACGCCAACCAGAATGTTGTTCGCGGTGTTTCCCGTGAAGCCGGAAACCCGCACCCGGTCTCCGGTTACAAAGCCAGCCGTCACGAAGCCGCTTCCGCTATCGTTGTAGCTGTTGTCCGAAGCCTGGGCGCTGATCGTGGTGGCCGTGCGGGTCACAGACGTTGAAAGCTGCGACACCTCCAGAAGTTCGTCGCCGGTGATTGTCCCCGCTGCCGGTAGATCAGTTATGCGGATTAGCCCTGCCATGTCTTAGCCCTCGATTTCGCGGATGTTGTCGGTGCCGTCCTCAGCCGCGCGAACGTCCGCGCTATCTTCCGAGGCCCGTTCACCTGCGCTCAGAAGCGTGATGATGCTTGGCCGGGTCCAGCTTTCGTAACCGTCCCGCACCGATGCCACGCTAAAGCGCGCGGCAAAGGTGCCAGCGGGCGCGGCAACCGGCACCCAAGTGTAGGTCAGGTCGTCGCCTACGTTTTCACTGGTCAGGGTGCTAAGCACGTCCAGATCGCCGTCAAGCGCCTCGACCCTGACAAGGTAGGTAGTCCCCACCTCGGGCAGCGCCGGGCCGTCTTGGATGTGGCCCAAGGCGGGCAGGTCCAGCCGGTCCCGATGTTCCCATGTCAGGGCGTAGCCATCCACCGATGATGGCGGCGAAGTCTGGTAATCTCCATCCACCTGCAAGTTGCCGGGCGGATAGGGCCGGATCGGGCGGGAGTTGAAAACCACGGTATCCGCCGGGGCGTCCCCGATAGCCAAGACGCCGCGCGTGGTGACGGTTTGCAGCTTCACATCAATGCTATCGGCGGCGGTCTGAATGTCATCCTCAAGCGCGCCCAGATCGCCGTAGAACACCACCGCCACGCCCGCCGCTTTGGCCGCTGGCACGGTATCCCATGCGCCCCGCTTGACCGTCAGTGTAAAGGCGGAATGCAGCGCAGTTAGGGCTTCGGTAGGCTCCCAGTAATCGCCAGGATCGGACGTGTCGCCAGCTTCTACAGCGTCAATGACAACGTATTCCCCGCCAAGCCAAGCGACAGACCCAACGGCAACCGATGCCAGCGCGTCACGGCTTTCAACCACAACTTTCGTGTGGTCAGCCCGGTTAGACATTGCGCCAAGCGTCCGCGCGCCCGGCACAAAGGCCAGCGGTTCCAGTTCCTCGTATCCGCCGCCGCTGTCACGCTGGACAAGGCTTTCCGTGCTGGTGGGTGTCGGCTGCGCGCCTGCCACGAATAGGAAGCCTGCATCCGCGTCGGTTGCTAGAACCTCATCAACGTTGGGCTGGCCCAAGCGGTCAACGGTCAAGGCGTAGGGCGCTTCTTCCACTTGCCGGATCGTGACCGGTTCCGGGTCAATCACCTCCACAATGGGCGGCTCAATAACCAAGGTGCTTTCGTCGGCAAGGCTGAAACGGTCTTCCACGAACTTGACCAAAACGCCATGTTCGCGGATGTTGCCGTCCTCGATTTCGGTGATGCGCACCACCTTATCGACAAGCCCAAGGCGCGGCTCGTTAATCTTGATCGGTGAACCTATATTCAGGTCAAACGGCAGGTTCTTCGTCACGAACTCGCCAGTAACCAGCGGGGCCGACCGTGCTTGAAGGTCGCGCATAGCTACACGCCCGGCAAGGTCCGCCCGCTGGATGCCGGGATAGCTGACCTTCTCTTGGAAGATTTGCGACCCGGCCATGCGGATGCGCGCCGGGTTGGAAATGGTCAGGCTTGTCGGCTCTTCCTTGACCGGATCATTCCATGTGACCACCAGCTGGTTAAGCAGGGATGACGGCTGCGGAAAGTTGATGTTTGCCCAGGACACAACGTTCGTTTTGTCAAAGACGGGAAGCGTTTCCTCGTCGTAATCGTCCCGAATGAGTTTGATTTCCCACAGTCCGGTGCGGCGGTCAATGTAGGACCGGGCGTCAATGTGGCGCTCAATCTCTTTCTTGAAGTCCACACGATCCGCGCCGCCGCGCCATGCGATGGACAGGCCGAAGCCCTCTTCGAATAGCGTGTCTGCCGCCGCTTCCCATGTATCCCCGGCGTCGGCTTCGTTGCCCGTCCCGCCGCTGTCAGGGCTAAGAAGGATTTCGCGCAAGATGTGCGCCGGGTTCATGTCCGCAACGGTGGCGCTAACCGTAATATTCGCAGTCACGCCGCCCGCCTCTGGCGGAAGTTCCGACAGGTTGCCGCCGAGGTTCACCCACATCCGATATTTGGAATAGCCGCTGATTTCATATGGCGGCGCAGCTTCTGCTGAATCCAAAGCGGCTTCCGCCGTGGTAAAACCAAAACCGCCCGATGGTGTCCAGAAGTGCAGGTTTGTGGCTATGTCGTCATAGACAAGGACAAGCGGCCAAGACCACCCCGAGGCAAAGCCAAACGGGTTGGACGCGATATTGAAAGACGTTCCAAAGCCATCCGGTGGGGGGGATGTCGGGAAGATGCGCATGGTTTCGCCGGGGCTGGCGTTGACCACATACCCAAGGTCATTGGCGATAACGTCCGCAACGTTCCGCAAGCCAGGAGGCAAAGCGCCCCCAGCGATGGACATCAGATAGTTTGCAGCCGCGCCCCCTTCGCGCTCGATTGCTGCTTTTTCAGCATACCACTGCGCTCCTCCGTTATAACCGGGATCGACGCTGAAAATGCGGACAAGGCGCATATCCCACGGGCGCAGGCTTGGCGCGTTGCCGATGTAGACCTGCCGCAAGACAAGCGACGAAACCCCGCGATAAGCCGGGCATGGGCCTGATGTGATCGCCGCCAGATAGTCGTTTACACCTTGGGCCGCCGTGCCGGGCAGGAAGTCGATTTCCCCCGAGATGCCGCCTTCCCGCTCGCTTGATCCAAACAAGTTTGGCATACTCTGCGAGATGCGCCCGCTTGCCAATGAACCTTCCCAGAAAACCCGCTTGTCCACCCTGATCCGGTTGATGCTATCCACCGGCCCAAGCGACATGACAAAGTGGACGCCAAGGAAATAGTTAAAGCCGATGGTCGTGCGGTTTTTGGGGCCGAACAAGCCATACCGCCGCCCCTGCACCTTGATGATAGGCGCAGTGCGGAAGTCTCCGAATTGGACAACCTGCGGGTCCGCGATGTTGACCGTTCCGAAGATTTTCGCAATCTCCGTGCCTTCATCGGCGCGCGGGTTGCCAAGGTCGTCTTGCGTTCCCGGCGTGGGCTGTTCCGGCTTGCGATAGGATAGCCACGCGGAAATGCCGGTCAGGACAACGGCGGTGAATATGCGAAGGATAAAGCCCCACATCAGAACACCTGCCTGCCGTCAAAGATATTGTCGCTGATGAAGGTGAACCCGCCGAAGTTGGCGATGTTGCTAAACCGGTCACTGCAGACCGCGCGCGACAGGGGGCAGCCTGGGGCAACCTTGACGTTCACGGCACCGGCCCCCACCGCTTCCGCAAGCCCCGCAATCGGCCCAACCAGCGTGACCGTGTTGCCGGTGTGGGTCAGCATCATTTCAAACCGGCCATTCCATTCCAGCGTCCCGAGTTGGTAGTAGCCATTCGCCTGCGCATTGGCCCCGGTGATCGAAAGCGTTGTTCCGTCTGCCGAGATAGACGCCACCGGCAATGTCGTTTGCCAGTCGGCCAGGGTAAGGCCGCAGCCGCGCCCGTAGTGCACATGACGGCAGGGGCGCTGGATGACGGCAGGCAGGCCCTTGCGCTGCAATGCCGCCATTTCGGTCATGCAGCTAAAGACGCAGGTGCCGTTGTCTTGGGGATTAGCCGAAAGGACGCGCCCCTTGAATACAACCACAACCTCGGCGTCCGTCTCATCACCGCGCCAGATGGTCACTGACGTTGTGTCAAAGCCAAGATCCCCGATGCTGTCTGCGGAAATGTCCTGCGAT